CTAGAAGGTCATGAGCGTGAATGCACTGTTCGGTATCAAAATATAGAACGGCGACTTGATGAAGGGCAAATTAAGTTTAAGACAATGCAACGAGGCTTATGGGGTATATATCCTTTAATTATTGGCCTTTTTGTTGTAGGTAAATTCTTTTGATTGATAAGTTTATAGCACCTGTCACTAGCCTACTGGATAAGTTTATACCTGATGCGGATACCAAGCAGAAAATCGCCCACGAGATTGCAACAATGTCTCAGCGCCACGCGCAGGAAATCGCGCTTGCTCAAATTGCAGTCAACCGAGAAGAGGCAAAAGGAAATTGGTTCCAAGCAGGATGGCGACCAGCTACAGGATGGGTTTGCGTACTAGGCTTTGCAGTAAACTTTCTTATATCACCGCTTGCGGCTGGCTTTGGTCTAGTGATTCCCCAAGCTGACACTAGCACTATGTTGCCTGTATTAATGGGTATGTTGGGGCTTGGTGGTTTGCGTAGCTATGAAAAGACTAAAAAGGTATAGCCTGTGCGCGCTACTGTTTTTGCCTGCCGCTTTTGCTAGTGATAATCAGCAAGACGGAAGCTTAAATACTCATAATGGTGATGGGTCTACAGTAAACAGCAACAATAACACGCAAGACGAATCTACCAGTAACACCTATAACGGAGCAGGTAGTAGCAGTGAAATACCTGTAGGCAGTGCCATTGCTCCTAGCTATATATCTAATGGCGTAGAGACTTGTTTGCGCGGCGGATCCAGGTCATTGCAAACTGGTTTAATTGGCTATAGCTCTGGGCGTTACAAAGAAGATGAGAACTGTAACCGTAGGCGTGACGCTAAGATGTTGGCTGAAATGGGCATGAAAGTTGCGGCTATAGGCAGGCTTTGCCAAGACGTTGAGGTCTGGAAAGCTATGTTTGAATCTGGCACTCCTTGCCCGTTATTGCAAAACGGCAGGCTTGTAGTTGGAAAGCGAGCTTTTTTAGTTATGAAGACCCAACCTAAAACCTATATACCTGATTACGAAACTAACAGAGACTACTACAACAAACTATTAGCCATTGGACAAAAAGAAGATGAAACAGTTTCTGAAGATAGCCTTAGTGTTAGCGAGCGTTTCCGCACAATCGAATGAGCTAGATAACCTAGTAAATACATCTGCCGCAATCGTCGGCAAGATTGACACAGCCTCTATTATGGTTGGCTCTGCAATTGGTTACAGCAATCAAGGGTTTATATCCCCGCAAGGTTTAGCCGACTCTGGCAAGATAACCCAACAAGAACTTCAAGCTTACAACCAGGCTCTTACAGGCATTACTGCTTATAACCCTTATGGTGACGCTCAGACATCTTTAGAGAATGCAGCAGACGACGAATTAGGGCTAATGCATGAAGCTGTTGATGTGTTTACAGAGGTTGTAATAGACATGGTTGAGGTAGTTAAGGTAAACGAATTAGCGGAATCAGCATCTACTCCTAACGAAGAAGCCGCTGTTGTAGATTATGTTCAAACAAACTTTGAGCAATTACAGATTACAGAGGCCGAGGTTCAGACTTATAACCAGAGTCTTGACGATATAGAACACCACAGCACAAACGCTGGCGCATTTCTCAGTGTTGCAGCTAATAAGGATGCCACAAATTTCCTAGAAACTGGAGCAGCTAACAATAACACTACCTTTGACACTGCTAATATTACGTTCGACGCTAATCAACAATACGTTAAGGTTTCTTGGTCTAACCAGAACGCCACAGCAGTCTATGTAAACGGTAATAACTTTGGTATTGATGCCTATGTTACCGAGGCTGATGTTTTAGCCTACGGACAACAGACAGAGTTCTACGGTGGCAGTCCTACAAAAGTGGGTTATGATTGCTTTGTACAACAAATAAATTGTGAGCATAATTATGAGCCTTGAAGATACAGAGCTAAAGGTCGGAAATGTATCGTTTAAGGGTGTGTATATTGCCATATTATTTAGTTTAGCAACTACTTTAGGAGGTGGTGTTTGGACTGCTAGTTCATTGTACAGCCGACTCACGGCGGTAGAAGCCGTAGAAATACCAGATATTAAACCGCTGCAAAAAACAATTGGATTAATGCAGCAGCAGCTAACAGACAACGATGTTAGTCAACTTAAAAGTAAACTTTCTGAGCTAGGAGTCAACTTAAATGTAATCAGAGAGCAGCAAGACCAATTACTTGAAATACAAAAACAAGTATATGATCTGGAAAAGAAGATTGAGGGTATGAGCGCAACAGTCACTGAATCTAAATTACTGGCTGACGGCATGAAAGATATTAGCAAAAAATCCAATAAACTATCACGAGAAATTGAGGACTTATGGGAAGGCTTAGATTATTTAAGCAACCCTCTAAAATAATGCAGATGCAATACTTTAATATCGAAGAGTTTAACTGCCAAGAAACCGGCAAAAATAATATGTGTCCTTTCTTCTTAGAGAAGTTGGATCAGCTTCGCCATGAATGCAATATGCCATTCCATATAACTAGTGGATACCGAGATAAGACACATTCCATTGAAGCTGCCAAAGGAGCGCCAGGTACTCACGCTCAAGGCATTGCTGTGGACATTCAAGCTCGTAATGGGTATGAACGGTATATCATAGCCTCAACTGCTCTTAGAATGGGTTTTACGGGCATTGGCATAGCTAAGACTTTTGTACACGTTGACATTCGCAAGTCTGTTCCAGTGCTGTGGTCATATTAGCCTTTAATGATTGATTTTATGGTCATTGGGCTGCCGCGCAGTAGAACTACCTGGATGGCAAACTGGCTAACCACTACATCTACACTGTGCTTACATGATGCTATATCTACGCATACCCAAGCCGAGTTAGATTCTTACCCAACAAGTCGCAAATTTGGCATTTCAGAGACCGCTATTTTTCACTTAGGTAGCAAATTAAATGCTCATCCGGCCAAGAAATTAATCATCCACAGGCCCATACAAGAAATATACAAATCCATTGGCAGGCCAATACCTTTCCCTAATGCAGATTGCTTGCTACGAGAGATAAAAGGACTGCATATTGAATACAAAGACATCAATAGTCGTGCGGAAGAGATATGGATGCACTTGATAGGCTCTAAATTCGATTCTAAGCGATTTAACGTGCTATCTGGAATGAACGTACAGCCGAACTTTAAAGGGCTTAAACCGCAAAATCAGAAGGTTATACGCACTTGGTTGGGAATGTAGTTCTGGGTGTTAGATGTCTTGGATTGCGATAAGAATTAAACCGCTTATTACTAGGACTATCATGTAACTGGTAATCATTTCAAACCTCACATTAATTGATCGCGCATCATACACGCGCTCTAATATGATTTAAAATGATATCTATTCATGTGAAATATATCGGAAATGATATATCAATCAGGTAACTCATTAAATGTAAGATACTCACAGATTGCTGTCATTATTTCTCGCTCAATTTCAGCGTGTATCTGCTCTCTGGTAGGCTCATCTGTATGCTTGAACGCTCTATTCAATCCAAACCCTATGCCTTGGTCAACAGCAAGCTCAATTAGCTTATAGTAATTTGCTTTCATAGGATTCCCAAAGAAGAAAATGCCTTATTTAGTAAACCATCTCGTTTATATGCACGAAATGGCAGCTCGTTTCGACTACAGGTGAGCCAATCCTGCTTCAAAGGTCAAGGAGTAAACCTTAGTCTATTTTTGATATGGCGGCTTTTTCTTTTTCTTTTTCCCTTTCGCGCCAAATATATTATCGTAATTACTACTAAATTTATCTCTATCTATTTGCATAGGTCTCGCCTTATCGCCTTTACCACCATCGCTCATTAATCGCATCTCATTGTACCTAGTGAATTGGTACGACAAGTTGTGCCTGTATTGCTGCGCCAGGTTCCAAGAGAATCTTTTCTCCATGATGAACCATCATTGCCGCGTATAGTTCCAAGACTATCAGTTCTATATGTAGATCCGTCAGAACCTCTTGTAGTACCTAGGCTATCCGTACGGTATCGCGTACCAGTAACAGAGTCAGTCATAGTTCCCAGAGAATTAGTTCGCAATGTACCGTTTTGACCGCCATCACAACTATATACAGTGGTTCCTAAGCTATTTACTCTGTAAGTGCAACCGGCATTCGCCATAGGTACAAACACAAACTGTAATAACAAAAAGATTATAGTAACTAGCCAACCTTTGTTGATCGTTATTACTGGCTGCACTGACCAAGCGTGCAACTTAGCTATTGAACTTACGAATTTTGATTGATTGTTTTGCTCTTCGATCAACTGATCAGCAAATTTGTGTGCATCTTTTACCATTTTCTTTACAGACATATCTTTCCCCTTTAGTTAAGTTTAATACTACATTTCATCCATTAATTCTTGCCACAATTCCCATTCAGATTTCTCTTCACGGTATTCTATTTCATTTAACATTGCTTGCCTAAACTGTGGAAGCATACGAGTTTGGGTGTTTAGGCATGAATTGATATGCTCAATACACATATCTTTTAATTTAATGTATCTTAATTCATCTTCACCTGACTTTCCATAACTACCCCAAACCATTGCTTCCCTAATAATGTGGTGTGGCTCTTCATTTGTAACGCATAAATTAATTTCGTCACCGTTTGCGCTACACCGAACATAAGACAAGCCGCCATCTAACATATACAGTTTGCCATTTTTATCTCTATGCTCCACATAATCATGTGAATGCCTAGAATGTAAAATTGTCCCGTCAGGGGTTTGCATACTATTTGTTATTAGTAGCATCTTTATTCATCTCCCGTCTTTGACGGAACCTAACTTCTGCATCTTTAACCAGCAAATAAACTCCATGCATAATGCAAACAGTTAGAACAGCCATAACTATATAAGTGATTATCATTGCATTCTCCAGTGTTTGAAATGCAATCATGCGTCATATTAAACCAAAAGTAAAGTTTATATATAGTTTACGGTCACTAGCTTGATATACGATATTCTTCTATTTTTATTTGCTCTTTGAGATCACGCGCAAATTGTATGACTTCTTCGCGGTCGTATTTTTTTGGCGGATACCACGCCATTCTTTCCATCGCTTTAACTCTGCGCTCGCCGTATGTATCAACCATATATTGTCGGTAACGTAAAACGTAGTGCGCTTGTTTCATGCCGAACATATTGCACCCTGGACATTGCGGTGCAATATTAAATTCCGCTAACTTGAAAATAGTCCGTGTTCTGGGTATAAAATGACCGCCTTGAAGTAGTTTATAATGATCTACCTTGTCGCAGGTCACGCACTGGGCGTAGCCGTTATCATCTGCCGCCTTTAACCTTACCAGCCGCTGCAAGAGCTTGGCTGCCTTTTCCATTTCCTGCGCGACTGTTGTTTTCTTCCTACCTTTCTTCGCCATATTCTAACTCCAGTAATAATTCACAATAGTGAATGGCTTTCCGTATGTCCTCAGCTCCGTTCTTGCTGCCATGCCTTGTAATGTATTTAACGACATTGCCCTCGCAGTAGTCCAAGCTGTTCTTATAGATGTACTCAATTGGCTGTATTGCTAATTGGTAATGGCTGCCGCCAGTCTGTTTACTTAGTGCGCTCATTACTTTATATCCCGAAAGGTTACTGCTTTCCATAGGTCTTGGTAGCAACTTATGATTTGCTTTCTTTCCTCCCAGCATATAAGAACTGGAATATAGATAGGCGAAATAACCAGATAAAACCAGCCTAAAAAAAACCGTTTTATTTTTTTACCTTTATTTTTATTCAATGTTCTGTCTCCTCAGTGCCAAGTACAATTTCATCGGGCTGCTGTAAATCACAACGACTGCATAAGCCATAAGCATTATCGTCATCACCAACCCAATAAGAAAGGCCAATACCGCAATCATCGCAATATAGCCTAGTAAGACTAACTGTGGTTTTAGGGAACTGTACAATTTTACTCATCCTTACACCTGTTTGTTAAAGTTATATATGCTTTTGCTGCTGTCTGCGGTACAACAGCATTGCCTAAAAGTCTAATTCTGTCCACCCTGTTGGCACACCCATCAACCACTCTACCCAAGCGGGGTTCAGTTGCCCAGGACCGCCATTCTCTATCATTACTGCATTTGGCAATTGGCCCATCTGCGCTCTTTTGCCATCCGCAATTTTCTGTACTGTCGATTCGTAACCGTTGGCTCCTTTGTAGTCTCTTGCCGCAGGTGTTGGCCATGATATAGACACGCTTTCTCCTTTGTGGAGCGCCGACTTCTCTCGCTGAGAATAATCCCCACGTTGTGAAATAACCATCTTCTTCCAGATCGCTGATGACAGTGGAGAGTCCAAGCGAGATATGTCCTTCGACGTTTTCAAAGAAGCATTGAACAGGTCTAATTGATTCAATGTGTCTCCTGATATGTGGCCACAGGTGTCTGGGGTCATCTTCTCCGAGCCGCTTTCCTGCTGCACTAAATGGCTGACAGGGATATCCGCCAGTGAGAATGCTAACTTTTCCTCGAAACAAATGCGCTGGGAAGGTTTTAATATCCGTGTAAATAGGTGCGGGAGGTAGGAGTCCGGCTTCCATCTTTGACACCAAGTTTGCAATGGCGAAGGCTTCGATCTCCACATAAGCGACGACTCGATGTTCAAGTCGGGCAAGGTCAAGTCCTCTTTCGATGCCACCATATCCTGCACAAAATGCGATGACAGTTGGTAGTTCTTTGGTAGTATCCACATATTTTCCCCTAGCTTGGTTTTTTAACTATCTATTCTTATTTTTACTCTTGAGTCTTCACCGTTTTTTTTATGGTAAACAACAGCAGTCATAGAACGCTCTGCACCGTAGCCTGAGTCACTATGCCATTGGTCGGTAGCTGTAAGGCTGCCCCAGTGTTCAAAGTGCATTGAGCCTACTTCTCTTGCTACATGGTGGTGAATGTGTCCAAGGTGGCAGTAGCGGTTCTTAGACTCTGCCCATTCGTCGTCAAGGTTCTTAATCACTGTCTGTAAAATCTGCTCATGCTTTATGCGGTCGCCATGGTGGAACACGAAT